AAAACCATTTATATCATCACCGATCACGCCATAAGGAGATGAAAGCAACGCGACAGGATAACCCTCGGCAGAAAGGACTGAGGGTGTGACCGTCATTGCAAAGGATTGGCAAAGCGGTATTCCCGCAGCACCTACACCGCCAATAAAGGTCTCAATTAAAAGTGTGCCAGAGTATCTGACAGAAGAGTTTGCGACATAGGGTACAAAATGAGTAAATGTGACGTTAGTAGTGTTGTTAATAGTATCGCCAGTCACAACATTTTCGAAGTCAAATTGCCGAACAGGATTCCCATTAATAAGCAGTCCATTAGCATCAACCCTGATACGCTCCTGGCTACCAGAACCAATCCATACGGTTTGACTTAAATCGCTCGTCCCTGCCCAAGTCCCGATAATAGTGTTTGATGCTCCAGTAGTAATAAGACTTCCCGCATTTTTTCCAATACCAATATTATTGCCAGCTTGCACAGTCGCTAACGTTAATGCATATGACCCGATAGCAACGCTACTTTGTCCGTTCACGTTGTTCTTTAATGCTTCATTGCCGATAGCAGTATTGTCGACACCAACTGTATTTTCTTGGCATGCTCTACGTCCAACTGCGGTATTGCGTAAGCCTGAAGTATTTTCAAGCAGTGCTTCCTTACCTCCAGCAAAGTTAGTATCGATACTACTGCCACCAAACGAATGTAATGAACCATCAACCGTTAAGGCGGCAATGTTGTTCGTGCGGATACCTGCGTTCGTAACTCGTAGTCTCTCCGAGCTCTCGCCACTATATATGACTAATGTATTATCCATCGTTCCCGCAGTTTCAAACGGTGTAGGTTGCGCTCCCGACCCGATAATAGTGTTATTACCACCATCCAATAACCAAGTAGCAGCTTGCCTTCCAATAACAATATTATAACGAATCTGGTCTGAGGTAGTCATGTTTATCACACCTTTTAACGCCTCCGCCCCTATGACAGTATTATGCAGCCCACTTTCGATAAACTTACACGCTACCGAGCCAACTACGGTGTTAGATAATCCATCAACCTCTCCCTGCAATGCTTGGTAACCTACTGCTGTGGAGTTGTCGCCTGACGTCTTGTTCGTCAAACTTGCTTGCCCAACTGTGGTGCAATTGTTAGCAGTATTACCTGGGTCGATAAACGAGTTTTTCCCAAAAATAGTGTTTGTCGCGAAACCTTCATTCCGGTGGCCACCGTTGTTATAGATTTCCCCACCAGGGGTTTCATCATTGCCAGTGAAGATACTACCAGCCGCTGAAATCGAACCGACAGTAACTTTCAATCCAAGCGGAGTTTTGAGAACGAGCTGATCCAGTGGTTCCGTCACTGACTCTAAACGTATAGCATCAGTAGGTTGCCAATTGAGAAGACTAGTGTTCCATGCAGCCATATATCCAGATGAAGTACTGGGCTGGTCAGGATCGCTTATCACCGCATTTAAATTAGTAAAGTTATTATCTAACTCTGCGGCAGTGAGCGGGACGGTTTTAGTTAGTCTTAGAGTTAAATTGGCTGACATGCTTTTTTCCTATGTATTTGTTTCTTTATTTATGCTTTTATTTATATCAACAATCTGCAAGTGTAATAAGCATTATCGTATATTATGATTACTTTTCTTTTTGATATCGATAAATTTTTTGGTGCCTGTCTTTTTTTCTTCGATGACGGGTTCGGTTTTCTCAACGGCATTTAACCATTTCTTGACAGTACGGTTCTCATCAAGTTCAACCACAAGATAGTTTGTTCCAAAATGGGTAATGATGCCCATTTCGTCAGACTCTTTTATGATTACGGTGTCGCCAATTTCAAACAGTTTGCCTTGCACAAATTGCTCTCGTTCTTTGGATACAGATTCAAGTTCTATGTGTCGTTTAAATACTGTATTTTCTTTTAGTCCCAATCCACTACGCACATCAATGAACAACTTCTTCGCATCTTTGTTTGCCATTGTGGTAGGTAGACCCTGATTAAATGAAGAAAAATCATTCTCGCTTGCAAACTTACGCATCTTAGAAGCAGACATACCACTCACACCTTCTGCGTCAGGGTCTCGTTCACCAGCACTAACAACAGAGATAGACTTAAAATTATAGAAACCGTGTGCGCCTTTCACGCCATTGTATTTGTTAAGTAGAGTTTCAAACTCAAGAACTCGGTCGCTACCCGCAACGAATACTACGCTACGGTAACCCTTATCATAAAGATATGCCGATGCATCAAATGCAGTACGGACCTTTTTATTAATCAAAACCCTTCGGGCATGACGAGGAAACATTTTTCGAACATGCCTCACCTTCGAAGTGTAGTCTAAAGGATTTTTCTTACTATCCTGAGTTTGTGATAGAAATGCAAAGTAATTATTCTTACCTGCTTTCTGCGACAGAGCATCCAGAAGTTTACCATGACCAATCGTAGGAGGATTAAGTCTGCCAAACGCATAGTAGGCAACCTTATCTTCTTCAATTAAATAATCACTAAATGAGGATATCATTTATGATTCTTCCCCTATGTTAGAACCAAAGAGACCTGAGTTTGCTCGGTTGGTTCGAATGTTTTTTGCCTTTCGCATTCCTTTAGCGCGGTCTTTCTTACTATCTTTCTTTGCGGCATCGGAATAGCGATTCAAAAGTTTGTTAGACATTTCATCAGTCTGCTCGACATCTTCTCCGACAGTTCCACGGTGACGCTTCTGCGCTTGGTAGTTTGTATGCTGACCCATTCCAGGAACATAGTCAACGACTGTAAAGTCCTTGAAGGAAAGTCTTCGTGGTTCATCGTCTGTATTTTTCATGATGGATATTTCCCATTACCGATTTCTAGTTTATTTTTTGGCATATGCTTCTGTGTGCGTTTAACGTATGCTTTTGCTTCTTCTTCTGATTCAAACCTACCCATCTTACTGTTCGACTTAAACGAACTCGGTGAGTGAACATACCACGGATGAGACTTTATGGTCTTCGCTTCATTGAATTGTGCGAATCTTTTCATTTCCTGTCCAAATAGAATACGCTTCCAGTGGTAGTTGACTTGACCAATATCTTAAATTTGCTTCCAAAGAATTTATTCGCCATACGGAGATAGAGTTTCTCTCTGGTCGCCATTACCATCCTTGGTGCGCCACTGGGTTTCTCTGCTGCAAACGAAATGTATTTCGGGTCTTCTTTCTTCACAAAGTCTTGAGCAATCTTCATGACAGTGGAAAATATTTTGAGAGCGTCACCCTCGCCAGTGACATCATATGATGCCTTTGACCCATTACCCCTTCGACTGAAACCAATATTCCATATATAATAATCATCATCGTCTGCGTTTTCACTACCGACTATATCGACTTGGATGCGAGTTGTATTTATTTTCCCTTCGGCATTTTCGGTTTTTGAATCGAACCCGTATGAGTATTCATCATTAGAAACTTTCTTTCCATTGAACTTATAAGAAGAATCGAATGCTTCATTAAATTGTGTAAAAGATTTCATCGTACAGTACCATATGAGAATGATATTGGCATTTCTTTGATTCCGACTTCCTTTGCGATACCCAGTCTATGGTTGCCCTCTCCGAGTAGCACCTCAACGTCACCGTTCTTTCTCCGGTCAATGCTGACATGACCATACTCTTTGATACCGTTCTTCTTTATGTCTGCTTTGAGTTTCTTCATTTCAGACTCGGTGTTCTTACCAGTGAATCCACCGACCATCTTGCGGTCATATTCTCTTACCTTCCACAACTCGCTTATGCTAATCATGGGTTGGAAGTTATCGGCAACCTTCACGTTACCGTTCGCGAATATCTTGATGATGTTATCAAGGGTCACCTTGCCGCCACATTCTTTCTTTAGTTCGCTCTGTGAACGAACATATGTAGAGAAACCTTCTTGCTTTTGACCACTGTACTTCCGTGGTTTATATCGTTTTTGTGTGGAATGCTTTGCGAGTACAGCATCCGACTTCTTCATCACCTTATCTATCTCTGCCTTAGAGACAGGTTCAAAGTCTGCGAGCATATCGTCAAGGAATCCTTCCTCAATGTATCGAGCGAATCGTTTCACTGTTTAACCACGCCCCTTAGAGTCCCAACCCTTTAAGATATCGGGAGAGAAGTTGTTGTAACTGAATTCCATTCGGTCAACAAGTTTAACAGCATCTCCACCAAGTTTATCAATGGCAACGAAACCCTCTTGACCAGTAACCTTATACCCCTTACTTGTCTTGACAAATGTGTCAATACTTGCAAGGTCATTGAGTTTATTTATAAGGATTAGTTTTGCCGTTACCAACTGCTTTTGCAACTCAAACATGTTAATAAGACTTGCACTGTTTTCCTTTGAGAAGAATGACAATATCTCTGCGAGTTTCTTCTGCTGGACTTTCTTACCAGCATCACTTGAACGCTTGTCCTCTTCCTTCTTGTATTTTGCTTTCAACCAGTTCTGTAATGCGATGGTATGTCTGCGCGAGTCTTTGATCATTTCGCCCTTACGAACAAAGGTATTGTTGAACTGCTCTATCAGTTGGGCAAGTTGTGGGTTTGCTTCTAGTTGACGCAGAGTGCTTCCCGCTACTTTAGAAAACAACTTACCCGCATTAGATAAGGCAGCATCAACCGCCTTAGTTTCCTTTTCCGTTAGCGTAGCAACCGAGACATCACGCAGCATGGCATCCTGAGACCATACCTTACTTGTGGTTTTCAGTATGTTTACGTTAACACCATAGGATGCTTTCAGTGTTTCAAATGAAGAACCTGTGTATGTTGTGTGCCAAACGATTCCTATGGTCGCCTTCTTAACTTCCTTTGCACCTATGGACTTGGCAGGGAACGCATACACAATAGTGTTGGGGTGAAATGTTGTATACTTTTCTCCACCGATACCTTTATTCTGCACATCACCAGGACCGAACAAGAAGTCGCCCTGTATGACACCTTTGATTCCAAGCAGTGGTAGTAACTCAAGTGCAGCATTCATTTTTGTGTTGAGGTCGCCAGATGTATCGGCATCAACATCTGCTTTTGTTTTATAAACTTTGGGGTTCTTATTGAAGACACCTTTCTTGGCGACAAAGAACTCTCCATCGCTTGGGTCAGTGCCAGCAAAGATTGCTGGTGCGCCATCCCACTTTACAGAGATGTCTTGCTTGTGCTTACCCTGCAACATATCACGGAGTTCCCTCAAGGCATTGATTGCCTGTCGGGTTCCGTCCACACCACCATAGATAACCTGATCTTCCAAGTGTGTCATGTGGGTATTCTTCTGTTCAGACAGAATCTGTTGGTGTAGAAATGATTTCATATCGGGTTGGTCGCCTTCTTATTCGTAAGACTATTTATAATTAATTATTTCCACGGATCACCACTGAATTTAACAGATGATGCCATTGCTTGTGATTCATACTTAACTCTCATTTTCATTATTCTATAAGAACCTGCCATTATTCCTATAGAATCATTACCAACTTTTGATATTATAATTTTTTCCTTATTCATATACCCCATCTTACTATTTTTCAATGGGTCTAATAATGAAGCAGTGTATGGAGATTTAGAACCATGTCCGGTAACTTTTATATAAGCAGGTCTGATAATATCATCAGCGTCCAACCAATCACTAAGCACATATTGTTTTAAATCTTTTTGAGATAATTTTTTTAATTTTTTAAAAAAAGAATCTCTTGTTTTACCTAATATCACATCCCTTGCTGTATTTGATGCTTCTATTAATTTTTTATTTTTTCTTATTTCGTTTTTTCTAGTGCTTTTTGATTTAGATAAATTATATGTTTCGGCAAAATTGTTTTCGTGTTTATCTATTTCGCTTTTTAAATTAATACTAAGTGAAGTTTCTATTGTACCAACGCCAGGATTTTTAAATCCTATATCACCTTTACCAGCAGTAGATTTTGCAGATATTCCTAAAAATAATTTGGTAGTATTAAATTGTACCAATGTATCTGTCGGATTCTTTCTCGAATCTACTTCATATCCTACAGCTTTAGATAATACACCAGGTCTTGCAGTCCACCAAACTTTGGATACCGATGAACCATATTTATTTTCTTTAGCCCATTTTAAAGATTCAACCGACATAACTTTAGCTCTGTCGTCTTGTATTTTATAATCCTTTTCACCAATTTGCTTTCTTCGTTTTTCAAGTTGTTTTTTAACTTCTAATTGATCTTGATAACCAGTCCATTTACCACCAAGAAGATAATAACCAAGTAGTATTTCGTTTACATCCGCTTTTAATGTTTCTGCTGCCATCTCTTTACCTATTTGTCCTACTGGATTATACAATACTTTAAGTTTATTTATACTCCCTATTCCATAATATAAACTGGGTATAGATTTCATCCTCTAGTCGGGTTGCCTCAAGTTCCCAAGGCATCTTGCTTTCATCCTTTGGTTCATAAACAATATCAACACCATGCCACTTTTCGCAATGCTTTGGTGCGTTGGGCGCAACCAGTTCACGCTTGAGATACTGCCTTGCGTGAACCAGTTCGTGACCAAGAGTTTTTAGTTTATCTTCACGACTGATTGACTCACCACAAGTCACAGTCGCAATATCAATCTCTGCTCCGTAGTTATCTCCCCAACAGAGACCGTAAGAGTCATAATCGATGGTTCCGTATTTTAATTTAACACATACCTCACCACGCAGTTTATCAAGACCGATGTAGTTTGATGCAAAGTCAGCATATACTCTCATGTATGCTGGCATATTTTTAGACAGGTAAAGGTTCATGAGTCTGTGTCATCCTGTAGTACTGTTGAAGGTCACAAAGAAACATTTGCTTCAGTCCGTCATTTAAGTCATAAGTGGTGACTCTAGTGCTGAGACCTTCTTCAGTCTTACCACCTATATTTAATACGGCAATCTGTTCTATCTCAGTTCCGTACATCTCATCGTGTGCGATAGCGTATGCCGCGCATTGCTTGACATAGTTTTTCATTTGAGATGGCGATTTGATTTGGTTGGTTTTCTTGTAATCCCAAACTGTGGTCTTACCGCGAAATACTCCAACTCCGTCAAACTGACCACGAAACTTATTTTCCTTAGAGATAACACCTTTCTCTTTCGCCCAGACTTCATCAATATCAATCCCGATTTCCCTGTTAAAGATATCAAGAATCGCCTGTTGATATTCGTCCTTCGCAGAATTATCCTCAAGGGTTTTGTGTGCCTTGCGACCTTCGCGAACTGCTTTGCCCAAAGGAGAATACTTGTCCTTCATCATACGTTGCATGATTGCATTTTCTTTAGCATTGAGAGTCCTCCACACTTTACTAGGTGAGGGATATCCCATGCAGTTAAACATCTTACTCAACTTTGGAAGTGGTAGGTATTCATACATTATATATTCTCCAGTTCTTTCGCTGGGTCAACGAATACAACATCTTCCGATGTGTCTTCAATATCAACCTTAGAATTTTCACCAACAAACTTTTTCAGTGCTACGACTCCACCAAGAACTTCGATGGGCAGACTATACTGCTCTTCGATTTTTTCTCGTTTAGAATTTGATAAACTGACATAGTCTTCTGGGTGAAGAAGAATGCGAGTAAGATTTGATCCTGTTGAAATCCACCGCTCAATACGTTCTGAGAGTGGTCGTGTGAATTCGGCAATTGCCATAGGTAATCTCCATTGAATAATCGGAAGCCACGTTATTGCGGCCTATTCCTCCATTCAATGTAACCATTATACTCTTTTGAGGGTCAAATACAAGACCTAAAATGTCAATGTAATCAACGACTTACGATGTGGGCATTAATGCCCTTATGGGGTTTCTGATGTTGGTGTGGGTCTGGGTAGGATGTGGGGTACTGTGGTCTTGTAGGGCATCACTGCCCCCCGATCATAGCATGAATGTTAACGAACATCGGGAGTAGTTGAAGGAATATCAATCCACCCAGTAGCAGATAAGTTGTGCGTTCGAGTTTTCTAACCCTATGCTCTACCTCATTGATCTGGTTTATTATAGATTTCAGCGCGGCATTGGTTTGGTCGCCTTTAGTTTTTAACACCGCTATCTCTACATTGAGTCGAGAATATCCCTGTTCTACTTTATCGTTATCTGTCATGGAAATTTAAATCCTAGTTTGTTAGTACGGGAAGAAATTGAATAAGCACTAAAACGATAATAAAAAAATAAACAGACTTTTCGATTTTCATAACTCTATTCTCGACTCTGCCTATATGGTATCTCAAATTTTGAAGAGTCGCATCCATGTCATCTTCATTTACCCTCTTAGTCTTTCTCCTATCTCGTCCCCTATTCATCCTTGAAACACTCGACTATTATTATTATTCTACAGATTATTTATATTTTTTTTCATCTCCAATCATCATTTTTCTAACTTTTATTAAGTGATCTACATAGTTTAAATTCAATGGGTCAAGGTTAAATGCGTCATGCATGAGGGAAAGGTCAACCTGACATTCTTCTACCGTATCCCCTATTGCTGCTATCGCTGCCACACTGTAGAGGGTTACGCGACCTTCGTCATCGTAATAGACTTCGTGTATACTGTAGCATGTGTCCTCTGACCCAGGACGATGTGCTACTCTATAGTTCCAACTCACATCGTTACTCCAGTCTGCCTTGCTCTTCTGCATACAATTTCCTCAACTCCATGAACCCTTCAATCCAGTTATCACGATGTTCAACGAATACCTGAGTTCCTTCTGGATGTGTGATAATAGTAACCAACTGGTCAACTGGTATCTTTGTTCTTTCCTCAAACATAACTGCATATGCAGACTCTTGCTTGAAGTAATTATTTATAAACTTTCGCGGTTTCTCCTTTGATGAGGTCTTCCAATCAATGATAGAAAGTCTACCATCAAACTCTGCAACAAGGTCAACCGTTCCTGCAACTTCAAGATGATGAGAGAACAACTGTCCTTCCACCATCCTAACATTATTTATACGCGCATCCGCAACATCTCGCAGACCAGCAAACAATGCTTTAACATTAGGCATCATTTTCGTTTGCTCTTCACCAAGGATGTGTCGTTCAATCATTTCGTGAACATCGTTACCCTTAGAGAGTGCCTGTGTGGAGACCCTGTTTGCCTCCACTTCACCGACACGCTTACGCCACCTATCTAGTCCTTTCTTACTGGAAGGGTCAGCAGACAGCACTGTGGTGACCGAGGGATAGGGTTTGCCACCTGTTCCTGAGTAGTGCCGTTTGCCTTCGATCATGATCTGTTCTAGTGCTGGGATGTCAGTTATTAAATCTAAATTATACTTCTTTGTCATTCTATCTCCGCATCCTAGCTATTTCTAGGATGTCTTCTTTATTTAGTATTGGCACAGCGTTGCTCTTATGAAGAACGCTAATACCCTTGATAAGAGTTCCTGTGTATTTCTTGACTGGTGGACCGACACATGCTCCTTTGCTCTGGTCTGAGTCAACAGACCTGTACTGGGATGTATCGCCACGCACTGGTCTAACTGGTGCGTCTGCCATCGTTTTGAACTCTTGGGACGGATGCTTTTGAAATCGCTCACCCCCAAGAATCTTTTTCTTCTTTACCTTGCGACCATTGAAGTCGTGTGATGTTGAATAATATTTCATTAAACTCCCTCACCAAACATTGCATGCATCAAGTCATCTCGTTCTTTGCTGTAAACTTTATAAAACTGTGGGTCATTCATTTCTATTGACTCAGTGTTGTGCTTTAGGTCAAACCTCTTTACCAGTTTAACCAATAACGGAGCATTAGAAAGTCTGCTCCTTGTTATCGCTTTTCTGGTTTTTCGGTTACCAACATATGCTGGAGGGTCTGTCATAAACCAAACACCAGCAGCAACTTCTGGACTAAACTTTTCTTCTATATCTTCCTGAGTAAGTTTAGTGTCTTCCACAGTATCGTGAAGAACTGCTATGGTCATCGCAGTCAATATTTCGTCTTCACTGAATGAACCATCGTTCTCCATATATTCTTCGACAAGATCAGAAACTTCGACTGGATGATTAAAATATGGTTCACCAGTAAACTTTCTTTCTTGCCCTTCGTGTGCTGCCATCGCTACTACTAGTGCGTGACTTAGTTCTTCGTAATACATAGGTTATCCTTTATTTGATGAACCATTATACCCTATCTGGGGTCAAATGCAACCCCCAAAACTTCAATGAAATTAAGGGATTGCGATACTGTGTCTTTGGATTGAGTCTGGTTCAATCTCACCGCCCACCCCGCACCAAATAGTCACACTTAGTGGAATTAGTATCGCGATTATTATTACAAGTTTATTCACAGTTCCACTTTCCACTGCAATGCTATTGGTAGTTGTGGTATGCCATCCTTGGAGTAATTATGGTACTTTACTGTCAAGATGTTGCCGATACATTCATCACGGTGTTTCCACTCCAGTGCTTTCTCATGCATGTTCCCTGCTGCTGTGACATTGAATGTCGCACCAGACTCGGTCTCGCATATCCAGACAGGAACACGATATGTCTTGTGATTGTCTGCGCGGATGCGCGGGGTTCCTTCCTCGTATCCTATGACTTTGAACTCTGCGTCATGAAACTCTTTGACCTTGAGTAGTTTGCGTGACCGCTTATCAACCTGATAACCATCGCTGCCAAATCGCAACATGGTTCCTTCGTAACCTTCTTCGCGCCAATCTGCATGGTGTTCCATTAGTTCTTCCATGTTGTCGATAGCGTATGTTGGATTGGCAACAATCTTTGGATGGAACGGAAAACATCCTTCCTCAAATTCATCAGTCCTATCTAAGAAAGAAGCATGCTCGTCAACAACATCATAGATATGATATTCAATATCAAGTGCCGCTTCTGGATTCTTCTTCGCTCCCTTGATAAGACTTGATACTTCTTGTAGAGTTTTACCATGCAGATATAACTCACCGTCAAGATGTAGATGCTGTAAGGAAGAAGATTCTATTGCCTCAATTATATGTGGTAGGTCGATAACTTTACCAGACCTAGAATATAAAACACCATCAAGAAATAATGCACGATGCCCATCCAACTTTGGTTGACAGAGTGCCGTATCCCAATCGATAGTTTCTGGTTTGACTTTATCAAGTGATGCGGCAAGCATAGGTTTAGGTAAACCCAATGCGTTAGTCGATGTGACCTCTGCTGCCTTGATGCTATCAACATACCCCTTGTCAATTTTCAACCGTGACTTAGATTCCAGTTCAAGAACCGCTTGCTCTTCGGGTGTAGTCTCATTAGACTTACCGATGTTTTTACCAGTCGCAGTGTGTTGACTTGTAACTGCTTTGCCACCTATGACTGTTGCACTGCGAGAGAAAACAATATCTCCCTCCGTCCAACCTTCCCAGATGCCGACTCGACCGTTGTGATTTTTGTATAATGTAATCATATTATCCCTTTGGATAAATTGCGAATGTGGTTGCATGTTCTACGAGACAAGTTGCCTGACCTCGAACACCGGGTCGCCTTGGACCGCGATACTTTAATCTGCAACCAGAATATGCGAGTGCGCGAATGACAATGTTATCGCGGTATCTCATTGGGATGCCTTTGTAAATTGAAGATTCACTTTCTGGTGAAATGTAATCAAAAATATTCATTTTATGCCACCTCTGCTTGGAGATTTTTGAAGTCAGTTGCGACATAGTTAAATGCCTCTTGCAATTCTGCATTTTCACTTTTCAGATTTGCGACTTGATCCATCAACCTTGCGATTTCTCCATCCTTGGTGATGATGCGTTGATTCTGGACATCCATTGTGTCCTTCATAATTTTCTGGATTAGTTCATTGTTCATAATAAAGTTCTCTCTGTTTCTCAATTCTTACAACTATTATACCCTATCTGGGTTCAAATGCAACCCCTAAAACTTCAATGAAATCAGTGGGTTAGCGCACTTCCTCAACCATGATGCTGAAACTGTCGTATCTTGGATACCATTCGCCTTGGATCAACTCGCCATCCTTACTTTCCTCAATACGCAGTTCCGCCTTCTCGCGAGTGCTGAACACTCCAACAATTTCAGAACCTTCGTAATCCCAGTTACCATGTACGATGTATACTTTCATTTTCTTTACGCCTTGCTCGCGTCTAACAATTCTCTCATCGGGAACTGTCCTATTTCCTGGAAGTCGCGAGAGACACCCTCTGGAGAATTGGCAACCCACTCGCGTACCATATCTGCGAGACAATCCGCAGGGAAATGCCCCACCATTACATCATTTTCCAGCAGGACTACGATTCTTTTGCTATCAGATTCTTTGTTCATTTTCTTTCTCTCTTTCTCAATTCTTACAACTATTATACCTTATCTGGGTTCAAATGCAACCCCAAGAACTTCAATGATATCAATGACTTATCCCCAAGGGTCAGAGATGACAATGACTCGGTTAGGTTCTATCAGAGCAGCAGCAGCATACAATGCATCCTTGACCATCTGTCGGTCAACTCCGTCTTCGCCTTGTGGTATGTTTTCTTTAAAGCATCGCGCAGAAAGTTGAAGGTTGACATCCCATTGAACCCAATCCCAATTCACTAAACCGTTTTGGATGTTCGCTGGAACTGCTGCTAACTCCTGTGCTAATTCTAATAACTGTGCTGCTTTCATTTTCTTTCTCTCTTTCTCTAATTGATGTAACCATTATACCGTATCTGGGGTCAAATGCAACCCCAGAAACTTCAATGAAATCAATAACTTACAGGCATAAAAAAAGTCCTTTGGAATCAAGGACTTAGAGAATGGTATGCATAGTTAAACCACGCCACCGCTCACTCGGTATGCTCGTCATCGTGTACGTGCAATGCGATAATGCCGTAGTGCAAGACCTTCAACAAATCCTTGCGGTTCCATCCGTCTTTCTTTCCGTATCGCTGGGAATATTTCATTATGTTCCCGATGCAGAATCCAGTTCCGTGTCCACCATCAATAATAAATTCTGTGGACTGGATTTTATCTTGCGCGTAGTGTTCGCCATAGGTCGCATCGATGTACTTGGTCAACTCTTCAATTAATTTATCTTCACTGTAACGATAATCTATTTCAGTTGTTTTTTTAATAATCTTCTCCTTCAACATATTGTGTCCGTATTGAGTCAAGTGGGTCTTTTGATTTTGCGTTCTTCCTTCGTCCTTCTTCGGGAGTATCCTCACTCCCGTCTAACAGTCTATCGATGTATCCGTTTAGTAACGCACCCATAGAGATATTGTGCTGACTTGCATACCGCTTAAACTGCAAATGCTTGTCGGGTGTTATCCTGATATTGAATAATTTAGTTGTCATTCTATTCCTTGTTCTTTTCTGTATGCATCAATTTCTGCATTAAATTCTTCAACGGTCTGTCCGTAAGAGTGCGCCAACTCTGCCATCCTAAATCTTTTCGTTGACTCAAACCAAGAAGGTTTCTCTCGCTTAGTCCAGACCATAGAAAAGTTATCACGCTTTGACCAGTAGTAATCTCGGTATGACTGTATGGGATTTTCTTCGTCAATGCAATAAGGTGCTGCACCCATCGCCAAAGGGAAAGGTGTCAACTCAAGACTTGGGTCTATGTTCTTTGGGGGACTCTTAATCAACCAGTTCAGTTTGTAATAGGTCTTGTGGGTTCTATTATCGTATCGCCAATTGTATTCTTTGGCAACTGCCTCAAAGAAACGTGCTGCCCACTTGTAATTAGCGGTAGTCTCTCGCGCCCATACTGTGCAAGGATGGTTAACGTGACATGCTTTGTAGAGAAACTTTTCGCGCTTGTCAGGAAGAACCCACTGCTTCTGGTTGCGTCCTGTTTTGGTCTTACCAGTTATCTCTTTGCCGTCAAGAACACGATGCACTGTAGATAGCATCTGTCCTTCCTCAAGAACCATCTTGACCACATGCGAATCGCAGAGCGACCTCGCGCATGCTTCTGGTGTACTTTCAATTTTAAATCTATTCATATTGTAGTTGTCTCATTCACTTTGTACTTGTAAAGTTTAAATGCTTCCTTATCCTATTTACTTCTGCTTGAGAAAGATCATACTTTGACTACGCCCACTCTACCACAATGTTTGGGACTCGTTTCTTCTTCTTCATCGATAGCGTCATATGTATCTTCGGGAATATCATCGACCTCCTCAATAAGTTGGTCTTCAAAATACTCGGATTCCTTAATTACTTGTTCTTGTATAATCGGTTCATACTGTGGCATCACTCTAGGTTGCACGATAGGAATTTCTATCTCTTCATCCAAGTTTGTAACATTGTCTGGTGAGACCTTCATGTTGCCGTCATCATAAAAGACCTTCGCCAACTGCTTATCACGGAATCCCATTGATGCTGCAAGTAATAGAACAATCGCCAGTGGGTCAAATGTAATAATCAATAGTATGATAACCCATCGCACTGCTTCATCAAAGTGGTCTGTGGCAGCATCGCCATAGATTAACTCTGCAATGTATTTCAACGGACCGACTTCAACTTCCAACTCTATTTGTGACTGTTTTATTGGCAGTAGTTTTTCTTGAAACAATTCTATGCTGGCATATGAATCATTGATATCGTCATTGAGTGCTGCGCGTTCTTCTGCCTGATTCTTACGCACTGCCATCGCGCCATCTTTGCCGCGTACCCTATCATAGTCTATCAGGGTCTGCACTTGAGCATCTAACTGCCCCATAACAATCTCTGCATCGCCTATTTTTCGTTGCTCATTATCTATCTGCCTTTCAAGATTTTCTATTTTCAGTTCGTTATTTCCACCACTTGAAATCGTTGTTTCGAGATGCGCTTTAGATAAGAACCCAAAGATGCCGAGGGATGTAACTACCATAAGCAATACAACTGCCGATGTTAGATAAGACTTCATCAGTAGTGGTGCTTTGCTCCAGTTACGATGTAACCAAGTTGCAGTTACAAGTTTACCAACTTCAAGGACTCCACCCATAATAGCAATCGCTAAGACTGCTCCAGAGAATATTGCAATGAGACCAAGGATAGAGTACCATGCTGCAACGGTGGCAATTGCCAATGCTGTTATTAGTGTTAGATATCGCATTTAATTTCCTGCTATGTAAAAAATGTGACTGCCTTCCTGTTTAACTTTCTGCATACTACTAACCCAGTATGGATCGACTTGTGTGTTGTGATACCACATTGCACCATTCACACTATCGTCCCATCTACTGTCTGTAATACTTTGTTCAACTCTGTGGGCATAGACATGATATGCCACACGCCACGCAGAGTCCCATGCATCAGGTTCGAGAATTTCATCAACCCTACCATCGCAATACCAAGAGAACTGACATTTATTTTTTATTGGTATTGGTCTGCCATCTTTCCAAGAAGGTTTTGTATACCCTTGCCTTACCACACCACAAAGTGTATTGGGGAACCGCTTAGATTCCATTCTATTTATACTTACATGGGCGACCGCGACTCTTCCTTCAATATCTTGACCACGCGCTTCGTGATAGATATTTTCTGCGAGGCATAAGACTTCAGGGTCACCATGCTCAACAGCATTGCTACCCAATGAAATAGAACATGCAATAGTAAAGAGTAATACTCTCATTAGGATTCTGCAATCATCCTTATTTTTTTTAAGTCTTCGTGATCACCTGACATCTTTAATACTCTACCATCGCCCAACTCAACCGTGATGGTTTTATGATACTCGCGTGAATGCGGATACTCTGGATTCTCCGGTATTCTTAAATCCATACGAACTCCTATCACTTCGCCAAATAGAATATCCGAATTTGGATTCGGTCTAAATGAAACCATTTTTCCTGGGACATCAACTGACAGTGGAATGTTTTTACGCATTTTTTTTGCTGGTTGTCTGTTTCGTAGTTTCGCACTTCGCTTCGCTTTACGATCTTTCATTCGTTGACGTTGATCTTTGCGTTTTTTGCATTCTTCCTGAATGCGTTCTGGTGACATGCCCATTAGAAATAACTCTCCAGTGAATTGTAACTTGTATTATTCCAAGGATCATCTTGGAATGGTTTGATGAATGAAGAAGGAATCTCTTCCTTCAGGTTTTTGAACTTTCTTCGCGTCTTACTGAATGTTAAAGGTTTAGTAAACTTCTCCCATTCGGTTGACCCATTTTTACGATACGCTATTAACTTCTCTTGAGTACTATTCAAGAGGTAGTCGTGATTAGGGACTGCATAGGGTGCTTCATTCCATACAGTAACTTCTCTCAACATTCTAAACTCGGTTTCTATCATGGTAACATATTATCCTTACTCAAAACTTTATTCCATCCGAATATCAGGTAACCGATCCCGATTCCAAGCATAAGAGACAAACCGAATGCTGGGTACACTATTCCAGATACCACGCCCAAAGTAATAACCATAGTCAAGATGATTCTTAATACTGATAATCTATTGTATTTGTTAAACATTATTTAAAATTCCTACTCCAAGAACAAACAAACTCACCGCATTCAGCATTATCATTGCTCGGTCTTTCCATACGATACTCACTACCGACCATCCCAACACTCCAAAGAATGTTACTATCAAGTCGTAACTTTTATAGTCTCCCTCTGCTGACCGGAATGCTATTCCTATCAGTATCAAAGTAGACGCAGTCCACTTCAATACCCAGAGACTTTTTGATTCACTATGCATTAGATTCCTGCCCAACACAATTTCAAGTTTTCTTCTTCAACATGTCCACGCGCAAAGTTCAATGCGGGTGCGTTCCAAGATGATGCTTTGAGGATATCCCCAACTTTGAATCCCTTGTTTGCTTTCTTCACGATGAACCCGACAACCGACTGGCGACTCCCGCCATCCTCGCTACGGATTATTTTGATATATTTTTGACCTTCTTTGAAGATAACATTATATTTTTCTTTGATGTCAATATCATAAGCAGTCCTACCACCCCATTGTGCATAGTCGCTTTCTAATGCTTCTTTGACTCGCGCCATTCCTACTTCTAAATCACACATATTTTCTTCCTTCATTTCTCTAGTTGATGTAACCATTATACCGTATTGGGGTTCAAATGCAACCCCAGAAAATTCAATGAAATCAATAACTTAGTCCTGCGCCTTAACATTCTTGGGGGAATAGAGTCCTTCAAGACTACGAACCTCGTTGAATACCCTTATTCGTTTGGCAGTAAATCCAAGAATCTCACCTTGTCCCCAACAATCAGTTCCAGCACATTTGACCCACACTATTTGACCAATCTCGAAATCTTTCATATCTTTACTTCTTGTAAGTAGAGTGAAACAGTGAAATAGCAGTGTAATGCGAACAATGAAAGTAATCGGTCATCGCATCGCTATGATCAAAGTATTCTTTGCCAAGCATAGCATCGTGCAATTCATTCAAAAACTTAGCGTATTTGGTAAAATGTGAATCAATATGATACTGGTTAACGTCCAGACCATAAGACCCAATCCAAGGATCATCTAGTGCATAATCTTCGATAATAAGGTCAGCATCTTTGATCTTTGCGACAATGGTGCTGTGATGTTTAACAGATACACTCAACTTAAAACCGTATTTCTTTGCAACTGCTTTCATTGCTGGTGCGAGGTCTGCTTTCTTTTCTTTGCTTACATATGCCATGATAAAATCTCTCTCTCTTCTCTAGTTGATGTAACCATTATACCCTATTCAGGATGAAATGCAACACCAGAAACTTCAATGGAATCAAGGACTTAGGAGGGGTGGAAAACTTGAGGGAAATCAATGACTTAGGTGGTGGTATAACTATTCATACCGCGCCACCGCTTACTTTTGGGTTATGAGAAGTCAACCGCCTCTCGTAGATTTTGGGAATGTTAGATATGCATATTGCTTGAACATTTTTGACCTTACAGCATAGTCTCTCTTTTGTTTGATACGCCATCCAAAGAAACGGTTAGGACGATGTTTTCTCTTGATCATCCGGAACGTCTTGTGCTGGCGAGGTTTGATGATGTATTTTCCCAGACATCGACCTGCTCGTCTTCTGTGTGGTGGTTTGATACTTCTATCTGTCTTTGCAATCACTAACAATCTCTTCCGTATCGACCGCAGTTGTATGCATTGGAATTCTGCTTGTCCCATTGATCTTTGTTTCTATCATAAATGCCTTGCTGATAAGAACAATCTACTGGGTCTGAATTGCAGACAAAATTAGGGTAGTCCGAACGATTCGATGATTGATACTGCCTCTGTCGCTGGACAGACGGGTCAGTCTGTCGGTTAGTAATAATCCAACTAACTGCCGACTGAACTCCAACGTTGATAAGTGCGTCTTGCACTTGGTCATTCATCGCATATACTGGTGCTGATACCAATGCGGTAAATGCTATAACGATACTTAATCTTTTCATTTTATTTCTCTTTCTTTATTTAATGTAACCATTATACCGTATTTGGGGTCAAATACAACCCCAGAAACTTCAATGGAATCAATTGGTTAGATGCGCTGCGAGACCTGCCTCAACCTCTACCACTGCCAAACGCAATTCTATAACTTCTTGGGTCTCACTATAAGTACCCCACTCGTCTTCACCTGTAGAGATAATTCGTTTAATTACGAATTCTTTTCCTGCCACTTCGCCTTCACAATCTTCTCTAATATATTCTATACAATCTTTAATATTGTCAAACTTGGTGTCTTTAAACTGAAAAATCTCACTCATATTATTTACTCACTGACAGGTATAATCCGATGTTGGCAAATGCATAACCTGCATAGCATAGTGCCATTGGTATGTTCTCTTTATACGCTTGTTCCGCGCATATGTAAAAATAAATGATACCTGTAACTGCTACTAACCAACCGCTCACTTTCCATCTCCGTGTATCTGCGCCTGTTGTGCTGATACTTCATATAGGTTCCATTTATGGATAAGGTATGTCATTGACAGATTCTCTATTGTGTAACAAAACGCCCACTGGTCACCTCGTATTTCAAAAATCTTTCTACGACAATCTTCATCATCATCACCTTCAACAATCAGGAAACACTTGTGGAGTCGTTCTCCACCCAATGTCATATGTTCCCTGCCAAAAGTGACCATGATTTTCATATCGCTTCCATTAACCTCTCTACTAATGCGGTTCTTTCTGTAACGCCTTCGAGAATATTTAGGTCAAGGTTGATATCAAAATGATCTTCTACATCGGTAATTATCGTCATAGCAGTTAGACTATCGAATACATTGTGCATATCGTATCCCTCCTCTTCCAATACTTTGTCTATAATATTATTTATCGCTTTTTGCTTAATTTCATTCATCGCCCTGTCCTCTATTTATAAATCTATATAATATGCGTATGCGGTAAAGTTGCCAGAATCATAACAGTTAACGTCATCAATTCCTGTAGACATTTCTCGCTCCTCTCCTGCTTGCATATCGTAACAATCTCTATTTTTCTTGCCCACTACCTGCACATCTTTGTATTTGGCAAGGTCATTCCAGACAGACCTACCACCATAGGACTGTTGAGTCCCTGCCTTGAGTGTAATACCCATTCTCTTCATTAGGTATCGGTAGATTTTTGGTGCAAGACCATAACCTTGGTAAGTGCTATCTACCAGAACCATTGATATCTCATAGGAATCTTTGAATAGTCTTGCCCTTGACTTTTCAAGGTCAACGGTCATAACACGGTCATAACTCGCTTTGTTACCAAAAAGTCTGGCAATGTTCGAACGCTTTTCACAACAGATTTGAACATTCATAAATCTATCTTCTTGCGCCAACCACAAAGACAATCCCTTGTAGGAACCAATCTTTTCATATCGATTATCGGGTTTGAATTTGCCCAATTTCTGTCTTCCTTCACCATAAACAATTCTATCCATAGTAAAGTCCTCTATCGCTGATTTTCGTATTGACGCTTCTGGCGTTTACGGTCAGCATAGACAAGGTCGAATATCACATCAATTTCTTGCGCGACCAAGTCTGGATCAACCATTACTCGCACGATATCCGACTCAAGGTCCATCCACGCTTTTCTGTTCGCAAACCTATCGCGTGAGTTATCGTAGTAATACTCTACAACACCTTCTCCACCGACACCGAAAAGTTTTTCTGGTGTTGGTCGGGTAAAGTCGTAAGTAGGGAATGCGCCATCTTTAGCGTAGTAGTAATCTTCTGCGCCAACATTTCGTGACATGATATTTTGGTCTAACATAATATAGTTCTCTCTATTGCTCGATTCTTTTTACAACTTTGGCAATCTTGTCGATCACCTTAGTGTTACGGATTGACGCTCCGGTCTTCCTGCGATACTTGACCGCGTTCCATCGCGCCAGTGCTTCTGCATCGCGCTGTTCAACACAATAGTCCAGATCGACTCCTAGTGCTTCTGCTTCTTCTAAACTCATTTTCATCTTTCTATCTCTGTTTCTCTATTCAATACAACCATTATACCCTATCTGGGGTCAAATGCAACCCCAAAAAGTCCTTAAAAATCAAGGACTTGAGAGTATGAATAGTCATACCAGACCACCGCTCACCACTGCCCGGGACAACGCTGATAGAATTTAAAATCCCCTCCGCCACTGACATCTCTGATAGTCTGTTCTGTAAAATCCTTCGGCATTATCTTATCCTCAACTGGTAGATCACCAAACAGATCTGTCAACTTCTCAACCTGTTCTTCGAGTGCGCCAACACGATAAACAAGCATATTATCGTGATAAGGACTTTTAGTCTCTTTGTCGATTATTTCCTGTTCCAACTCAGCACACTCTTCACGGAGTGTATCGTTTTCTTCTTCTAGGGTAGTGATGCAATTTTTGTAGTCTTGCTGCCATCCTTGGAGGGTTTCAACCTTCGCTGACATATCGGCAAGTTGCGACATCAGGTCACGGATAACAAGGGTACACTCTAGGTGTAATATTTCGTTATTTTTACTCATTAAAAAATCCTCCATTGTTTTTTCTTCTTGCAATACCTAATAGTCCAACCAGTGCGCTACCGAATAACCATGCTGCTGCTGGAATTGGGACGGGGGAAGGAGTGTAGTTATACTCTGTGATGTATTGTCTACACGGTCTGAAACCAACGCCATCACACGGAATTCCTGTTATTTCAGTCGGCATGCCGTTGGGATTGTTACTAAAAAACCAGGTCTTACTGTTATCCATAGACAGACTCCAGAAAGGTGCAGCAGTTGTTATACTAGTGCTTTCAAATGTATCAATGGCGGTACTCCTCACTTTATAACCAGTTACAGGTTCAATACCAGAATTCACAAGAACGATATTTATATAGTAAACTGTCCTATCAAATAATGAACTGAGTGGCAACCGCCAAGTCTCTTCTATTCCAGTGGCATCCGTTAAACTCCAATCAAAATTTGCCGAATTATCAATACTTGTTGATACGACCAATCCATCGCATGCGGGACTACAATGTACATCATCACTATTCCATGTATCCAAATTAATTGTATTGGCATTCGTGCCAAAGGAAACAGCAGCAAACATTGCTGCACTGCAAAAACTTAACTTGTTCATATCAATTCTCCATCATCATTAAATTCCATTGTGCCTTCGATCATCCTGCGACCTATCTCATTCGCGCATGATGTAACTATCCTCGAAACTGAGGTTTTACTGCCATACCTCCAAGCACTCGCTTTTAATCGCAA